TTGGCCTCCCGTGAGTGCGGTATCAATTGATGCCTCACAGATCGGTACTGCAGCGACGAAGGCGGCTTCTCTTACGAATCCGTCTCGTCCTGAGTTCGCTCTGCCCACCTTTATAGGTGAGCTCAAGGATGTACCAGACATGATACGTCATGCAGGAAGATTCCTGAATGGCACAGCATGGAAGCATGGCAATAATGGCCTCTCAGCAGCGAAAGAAGTAGCTTCTGAGAATTTGGCCATCCAATTTGGATGGGCACCGCTAGTGTCAGACTTAGCAAAGATGGTTTCGTTCACTGAACGCTATGAAAAGCGTGTAAATGAACTTAACCGTCTCTACTCTGGATCTGGTCTCAAACGGCGCGTAAGGCTAGGCAATTACTCTGGTTCTCACACCTCTTGGGTGTGGGCCTGGAGTACGCATGGCGTTTACGTGCACGTACCGGTAAAGTATGAAGCAGTTGCAGAAAACTGGGCTGTAATCAAATGGCGACCGGATTCACCCGCTAGGGTGATTCCGAGATCCGATGATTTCAACCGGAAGCTACTTGGCTTAACGCCAGGTGCTATCCCTTCTACCGTCTGGGAGCTCCTACCATGGTCGTGGTTGGCTGATTATTTCACCAACTTGGGCGATTATATCTCCCTTACCAACAATCACCTCACTGCGAAGTGTATTGGTGGCACGATCATGCATAAGGGGGTATTAACCTCCTCATGGGACTCCAAGTCATTTGGCGGCGGTACCCTTACCTTTTCAGGTGGGTACCGGCGAAGGACTTCAAAACATCGAAGACCATTCACCGCCTTTGACTTTACTCCGATTAGTGGCTCTTTCCCGATACTTTCGGGAAAGCAAATGTCCATCCTTTCTAGCTTAGCTATGCTGAGGGTGTGACAAACTCTCAACAAAGCATGAAAGGATAAGTACTATGCTTAGCAATACCATTACTGTCACTATCGATTCTGTTGCAAAGGTTCTCACTCGAATCCAGGAGGATTCGAATGGTTCCGTGTACCGCTTGAAAAACGGTACTGAACAGATCGACATGAAGGTCCGGCACTCAATTACGTACCCGAATGGGTACCAATTGAACCGCCACAATCTACTCTGGGAGCATACTGTCTTTGAGACAGATACGACCCCTGAGTATAAGTGGGTTGCCTCGATCACTCTTAGTGAACGAGACATGTCGGACCCCACGTACCTCACAAAGACGATTGCAGGTATTCAATCTGCATTCGCCTCCCTGTGGGATACGGTGGCAATTGGAGACCGGTAAGGAACAAGCGGCTTATTAGTCGCTAACTCCTACCCCTCCAAGGGTGAATGTCAATCACCCGGATTGCTAACGAGCCAATCAACCAACCGAAAGGAGTTGATATGAGTGAGCTCGAAATAGTACGGGGTCTGTATCGCGCACTTCTCCTAGGAGATTTAGCACGACTGCACCCAGCCACTAGCGTTGAGCTGGAACGAGATTATTCCCGCCTGCTTAACGCAGATCAAAAAGAAGGGCTATGGTTCTATACCGTAACTCTTCCAGAATGTAGCAAGTTTCTAGAAAGAAGCTTAGCTACAGGCTGCCTCCTTGAAGATCGACCCCCGATGACGGGGAAGAAGTCGATCCGAGACGTAAGGCCAAAGTTTCTAGTTGGCTTATACGCTGAGGTTTTTGATGATAGTGGTGTGCTTTTGAGTAATCCGGACCAAGCATGCGTCGCTTCCCTTCGTCAGGTTTACCTGATGATGAAGAAGCTCCGCAAAGAATGCGAGGTAAAATATGTCGACATTGCTGTCGATGATTTTAGGAAGATTGAAACAGATCTTCCCCGGAGCTGGGAGAACACGTGGGATAATACTTATCCTACTTGGTCTCGTCGTTCTGGACATCCCCTTTGGGGGTGTCGGAACGAAGACTCTGATCAAACAGATTTGTTTGACTCAGATTCCCTGCTACGACATAGTATCGAGCCTAACTGGAACGGATTTCGCGAACTTTGTTCGCGATTCTGTTGTCAACTAGGATCTCTCGATCTATGGAGTATAACTCCTAAGCACGGACCCGGCGCCATATCAGATAAGGACTCTGAATTCGTCAAGTACGATTTCAGATTCTGGACTGATAAGCTGGAGGCCACATTTCCTTATGACTGGCATGCCGCGACCGATCTAATGGTCCCGGACTATGTCAGATATGAGGAGTTTCCGTCTAGGCTCATCGACGTTCCTAAGACCCAGAAGGGTCCTAGGTTAATCGCCGCTGAGCCGACAGGCCATCAATGGATCCAAGGTGGAATCCGTCAATGGCTTGAAGACAGACTCCCTTCAACTCTGTTGAAGGAATGTGTTGACTTTCGATCGCAGGATGCTTCCAAACATCTTGCTCTTGAAGCCAGCCTCACGGGCCTTCACTGCACAGTGGACTTGTCCTCTGCCAGTGATCGCCTATCGACTCGCTTAGTGGAGTACGTCTTTCAGGCACACAGTGTCCTGCTAGATGCGCTACACGCGAGTCGCAGCCGTGCATGCAAGCTTCCAGATGGAGAACTAGTTCTCTTGAGGAAGTTTGCTACGCAAGGATCTGCTTGCACCTTTCCGGTGCAGACTATCGTCTATGCGCTCATCACGATTTGGGCTATATGCCTAACTCGCGGATGGTCGCCTAAGCAGATCTGTAGCGTAACGAATCGATACGATAAGAGTGATCTTACCGAAGAGATTCGTGATGCTCTTGCCGGCGTTCAAGTCTTTGGGGACGATATTATCGCTCCCACTGACTCTTATCCGGTGCTAGTGTATCTACTTGATACACTTGGGCTGAAGGTAAATCTCGCCAAATCCTTTGAAACAGGACGTTTCAGAGAATCATGCGGGATGGATGCATATGATGGAGTTGATGTTACTCCTTCATATGTCCGTCAGCTAAACGGATCCTCCCCCGACTCCATGGAGTCTATCATCGAGAGTTCCAATAACTTCTTTAAAAGAGGTTACTGGGCTACCGCTGATATTCTCCTGAGGACATTACCGGAGGAAGAGCGAAAGCTCCTCCCGGTTAAAGCCCATGGAGACGGGTACCTTGGCATCGA